GGCGTCGGCGGGCACAAGGCGACGGAGGACCGGGTACGCCGGGTCGACGTCGCCCGAGGCGAGGTGCCACCGAGCGAACTCGGCGATGTCTTCGTTGACCGGAGCGAACCCCCGGCGAAGTATCTCGATCATTCCCCTCTCACTCGTCATAGGCGTTGCGCCTGTCCCCCGGTCGGCGCGCCCGGTCGAGAGCGACTTGCTTCGAGGAGGAGCCGAGGTTCTCGGCTGCCTCGGTGGCCCGGCGTTGCGCCCGGCGTACCTCGTCGCCCGGCTTCTCCGCGCCGACGAACTCACGTTTGGTGTAGAACACGATCGAGAACCGCTCCGTGTACCGCTCCCGAGCGAGCGGCGTCGTCCCGTGAAGGTGCCGACAACCGTCGAAGATGTTGAGCGACCGGTTCCCGCAAGGCAACAGCACGTCGAGGGCCGGAACGTGGAGACCCCCGCCCTCGGACGAGGAACGCAAGACGACCATCGCCGACATTGACCCGGCGACGTTCGACGCGTCCTTGTGGTACGGCAACGCCGAAGTCCGGTTGATGATCCCCGACGTCCACGGGAGTTTCCCCCCTCCGAGCAGCCACGCCGGATCGAGAGCCGAGATCGCTTCGAGGTGCCGGGCGTGAGCGGTCGGCATCCTCTCGGCGAACGCCTCGGCGCAAGCCCCGGCGAGAGCCTCGAGGGCCATCGTGGCGCCCGGATTGGAGAGGGTGAAGTCGCAAACCGAGGCGCCGTACCGGCGACGAAGCGGAACCGGCGGCGAGTAGCCGAACACGACGTGAGCGTTTTGGATACCCGACATGCGGAACTCGTTGGGGCGTTGCTCCGTCCCCTGCCAGCCTCGGAACGCCGAGAGCCAGTCGAGGAGGAGGTCGCACTCCCGGTGAACCCCCTCGGGCAACGTCGCGACGAGGAGGAGCGGGTGTCCGTCTCGGCCTTCGACGATCCCGTCGTCGAGGACGTCGGCGACCGGGCGCTCCGAGGCGTAGGTCCGGCGTTGGTCGTCTCGCTTGGGGCTGATCTCCGTGACCTCGCGAGGGTCGCGGATGAGAGTCCTCACAAACCGAGCAGGCCGCGAACGGCGTCCGAGTTCGTCTCGACGCCTTGCGTCTCGCGGGCTGTTGCGAGGGCGCCGATCACCTCGTCGTACTCGTCCCGAGGGAACGGCAAGATGATCGAGCGGATGCCCGCCGCCTCCCACGACTCGAGGCGTTCGACTCGGCTCAAGCCGTCGGGAATCGTCAACCCGTAGTCGAGGTCTCCGGTGACCCCGAGTTCGAGGTTGGCGAGGAGGTCCGTGAGGTACGTCTCGTCGTAGCCGGTCCCCACTAGCCCGGCGTCGTCCTGCTCGACCGCTCCGAGGAGGATCGCTAGGAGGTCGTCGTCGTAGGCGCTCAAGTCCGTGCTTCGGTTATCGACGAGGAGCAGGCGCCGCGCTTCGGCGTCCGTCTTGTCGACCCAAACCACCGGGACTTCCTCGAAGCCCTCCTCGACGGCGGCGAGGTAGCGGTGGTTGCCGACGAGGATGTGGCCGGTCGCCCGTTGGACGACGCACGCGCCGTAGAAGCCGTTGTTGCGGATCGACTCCCGAATCGTCTCGAGGCTTCCCTTGCGGGCGTTGTCGGGATGCGTGGAGATCCGGTCGACGGCGACCAACTCGTAGTCCTGCTCGGTCGGAGGAGGCGCCTCCGGTACGTCGACCGTCACCGAGATCGTCTCACCGTTCGCCCCGGCGGAGACCTTCGCGAGCCAATCCTTCGCCGCCATCACGCCGCGGCCTCCCGCCGCTTCCTGAGTTCGGTGTAGACCGTGTGTTCCACGACGCCGCAAGCAGCGGCGAGCCGCTTCTGAGAGATACCCCGGTCGTTGAGTTCCTGCCAGATGTCTCGGCGCTGCTTCCCGCACCGGCCCATCTCGGCTTGGTGGAGTCGTAACTCCTCGGTGAGCCGCTTCGCCTCCGAGACGAGAACGGGACTTGTCTGTTTCATGTCGTCACCCTCCTGACGCTCGCACGTTCGCTGCCATCGTTCGGAGCGAGTCGAGACGCGCCCGGATCGTGATGAGGTACTGCTGTGCCGCCTTCTCGCGGGCTTCGAGCAACTTGAACCGCCGGAACTCCTCTTTCGCCGTGAGGGCGGCTCTCGCCTCCCGCTGCGGGGCGGTCGTTCGATGCTCGGGATGGTCGACGATCCGCACGAGGGCCGTCCAATACCGCTCTTTGTAGTCGGCCTCGGCGATCGCCCGCTCCTCCGCGAGTTTGGCGAAGTCGTCGGTCCCCTCCTCGAGTTGGGCGCCGAGAACCGCCATGAGTTCCTCGACCTCGACTTGAACGATCGGTCCGGCCACTAGAACGGTTCCTCGTCCGCCGGGAACCCCGTGCGCTCCATCGCCGACTTGCCGTCCGGTTTCGGCGCGTCGCTCGATCGTTTCGTCCGCTCCACGTTCGCTGTCGCCCACCGGAGGCTCGGCGCTACGTCGTCGGCGACCACCTTCACCTTGGACCGTTTGTCGCCGTCTTTCGTCTCCCAAGTGTTCTGATCGAGGCGACCGAACACGATGACCCGGTTGCCTTTGCCGATCGACTCGGCGGCGTGCTCGGCGAGTTCCCGCCAGCAGGTCACGTCGAAAAACGAGACGGACTCGTTGCCGTCTTTGTCCTTGCTGTTCCAAGCCACGCCGAACTCGGCGACGGCGACCCCTGAGGCGGTGTACCTCAACTCGGGATCTCGGGTCAAGTTGCCCGCAATCGTTACGGTGTTGTCATAAGCCACGGCTGGTCTCCTCTTTCGTTAGCCGTCAATGTCTAGGCGGCGCCGCAGCATCACGGGATGCTGAGCGTCGTATCGCTGCTCTCTCTTTCCCTCGGCAATCTCAATAACCTCGGCGTCCGGGCCGTCCGGGTCGTCGGGGATGTCGGAAAAGTCCATGCTGGCGAGGCGTCGCCGAATGTCGTGGATCTGAGCAAGTGCCTCTTGCCGGGCTTCCTCCGCCATCTTCAATCCGCCTCCTCGAAGATGCGGAGCCGGAGGCCGTCCCGGCGCGCCACCTCGGGCGCCCGGAACGTAATGCGGGTGACGTTGAACGGCCCGTCGTCGGGAACGACCCCGGCGTCGACGAGGCCGTCGATCGCTGCCTTGACCGACGGGTAGCAGGCGGCGACGTCCGGCATGGACCGGGCGTTGATTCGGAGCGGTGTCGCTTCGACGCTGATCCGTTGGAGGCGCGGTATCCGTTCGGCCTTCGCGAGCCACGCCCACCGCTCTCGGGCGTCTCGCACCGCTGCGGCGCGCTTGTGGTGGTGCCACCCGCGTTCGGCGTTGGCCGTCCACGGTCGCTCCGTATCCTCCAAGGTCCAGCAAGTAGCGGTCATCGTCATCCCCCCCAGCCTAGCCGGGTCCATAGCCACCGACGCGACACCCGACGAGGTGTGCCCTGCGGCGTTCTAAGCGCCTCGGAGGGCCGGTTGGCCCCGTCGTCCACGTCGACCCCTCGAGATTGGCTAGGAGGGCGGGAGGGTGGGCTAGGGCGCAACCGTCAGAGGCCGCCCATTCGTAGGGCGCGGATCGGGAGGTTGTAGCAATCGGCGGAGGCGACCCAGTTGTTGTCGCCGTCCTGCTCCCCGGCCCGGATCAACCGGGCCTTCTCGAAGAACTCGGCCTTGCGGAGATGCCCGCAATACCAGCCCCGGCTCATGTCCTCGAGTACCCGAGCGAAGGCGTAGACGTCGCACCCCTGCCAAACCTGAGCGGCAGGGACCGAGCAGTCGTAGCCGGGCAGCGGAGTCGAGCGGACCATCTTCGTCTTGACGTCGACCGTGAGGCCGGACTTCATCACGACGTCGTAGTCGTAGGTGTTCTCCTCCCGCCCGCCGACGAGGCGCCGGAAGATCGACTCGCCGAGGAACCCGTAGACGGCGCCTTCGCCGTCGCGGATCGCGTCGGCGAGGGGCGGTTGTTCGGCGGCGAGGCGCTCGGCCTTGACGATCATCTCGGCGTCGATCTCGACCTCGATGATCCTCACCGGCGACCCCCGGAGGGCAGCGGTTGGAGCCTGTCGAGTTCGGCCCGCACCTCGGGGAGCGTCTCCCGGCGGAGGGTCGGAGGAACCCCGTCGAGCGGTCGGACGAACTTGACGACGTAGGCCGAACCGGAGCGGCTCATCTCCCCGACCTCGAACTGGTACCGATCCGGGTGGCTGAAATACTCGGAGCGGGACAGCCCGTCGGGTATGCGCCCGACGACCCGCCCGTAGCAGTCCTCGTGGTGGATGACGTACCGGCTCATCAGCCTTCCCTCCTCATCTTGCGGATACCCCGCTTGATCTTCTCGAACACCGGGTCGTCCAAGTCCAGCGGCAGCATCCAACAGCGACCGTCGTCGAAGAAGTCTTTGCCGTCCAAACCGCCGGGGCCGTCCCACATGCGGTCCCAGTCGACGTTGCCTCGGTCGTCCTCCCAGACCATCTCGTAC